GGAACCGTGAACAGGGCTATGATTACATTAGAGTGAGTTGGGCGGATGTGCCTGAATACGATCCTTGGGGTGAACCATTCTTACTACACAGCACAAGGCAACAGTTAGAACGCGATTACCTGCCACACGAACGCGATGCTCGTATTCAAGGCAAGCCCATCATGGGCAAGGGTGCTGTGTTCCAGATACGACAATGGCCCACTTACAAGACTGGAGACATACCATTCCGGGAAATGCGTAACATACAGCGTGTGATAGCACTTGACCTGGGCTTGGTCAACGACAAAACAGTGATCAGTCTCATGTACTGGGATCCATATGAAAAGACCGCATGGCTGCACAGACAGATTGTGGTGCAGGGTGTGGAAGAAGCAGTGCCCACACAATACATCAATCACTTGCTGCGTCCTGAAGTGTATGGCACACCCATTGTGTTGCCTGCTGATGCTTCAACACCTGGCAGGTACACAATGTCAAGCACTTCAATCAGAGAACTGTTTGAACAGTACGAACTCAATGTTATATCAGGTGCCATTATGAATCCACCAGACCCACAAGGACGCACCACCAATCACAAATCCTACGGCATCAACCAAATGCGACAAATGTTAGAAGTGGGCAGCCTAATGGTCAACAAGAACTGTGTGGACTTCCTGCGTGAAGCACAGAACTACTATGTGGATACACAAGGTAGATTCTCTGATCCAGATGACTGCATTGACTCAGCCAGATACGCACTGTTGGCCTGCTTGCAAGGCATTGCTGAACCCTGGGACAATCTCTCTCCACAACAACGCATGGCACGCCAGCGTGATCAACTGTACCGTACTCGTGATGAAACCAACTTGCCCAGTTGGAAGAAGAGTTTCAATCCAGCAGGTTAGTATTGCAATAAGTACAGCATGGAAAGGACACGAACATGAACAAGCCCGTTAGATCAGCACAGTATGTGGTAAACTTGCCACGCGGTCCGGTGTTGCTGTGTGCCATACACACCAATCACCTGGTGCCAGCCCTGGAGGCCAGTGACATTGAACATGAAGTCATGATGTTGCACGGTGATGAGGCCACAGTGTGCCAGGCCTGCGACTTGGCAGCGTCAGATCAGACTTCACACACTCGCCACTGAATCGCAGTGTGTAAACCACCCCATAATCCAGTACCCGCTAAATAACATATTATTAGGAAATCCCATGCTGGACATAAAAAATATACCTGTTTCTGACATCAACCAGAATCGCAAGATCAACGCCAACTTTGTGCGTATGAAGAACTTGATGGATGTCAAAATGGCTTCGTATCTACGCTATCTTGGCACCAAAAACGCTGTGAACCGTGCCAGTGACTACCATTATTTGTGCCTGGCAGTGACAGACTCAACAGCACCTGTCAACGGTATTGACTACATTCACCCTTCAGTAAAGCCTGTGGTAGACTATGCCACAGCAGTGATCACCAAGGGCCTGGCTCCCAACGGCGAAATCAATTTTGAGTTTGTGGCTGACGGTGAGGACGACGAAATCGCAGCACGCCAGGCAACTGAAATGGTGTCAAGTGTTGTGAACGAAATGAATGATCCGCACTTTGTGTTGGAACGCTGGGTCATGGACGCTGCCATGCATAAAAATGGCATGATGATGATCATGCCTGTGCGTGAACCTATCACACGCTATGTGGAAACACAGGGCACAGCAGATCAACTGCGAGCCTTTGAACAACAAGCCCAGGAATCAGGACTCACAGCCCTGCGACAAAACCGCAGACGAGTCAATGTGGACATGGCTGCTGTGATGAAAGAAGTACAAGCACTCATGGGCGAGGCAGATGCTGCCATGAGTCAAGACATAATTGACAGTCAGATTGCTGGTTTGTCAGTGCTGCCGGACATGGAAGAAGACACATTTAGTTTAGAGCGTGAAGACATGCTGGCCGGCAGCGTAGATACCAAACAAAGCATCCTGGATGACGCAATCAAACGCAACACCATATACACAGCCAAATACAAACTCACAGGCTACAACATCAAGATCAAGTTTCGCAGCATTGCACAGCACTATTGGATCTGTGATCCCACTGTGCCTGAAATGCGTGACATGCCATTCTGTGGCTACTACGATCCCATGACCATTCAAGAAGCCACTGAACTGTATCCAGACATTGATCTGGCACAGTTTGAACGCTTTGCTGAATACAACATGAACGGTGCTTACCAAGCCGGTTCAGTGCTGAACAATCTTGCCATACACGCTCGCGACTCAGTACCTGTGATGGGTGTGCCAGTGAGTTCAGCAGCATCAGCAGATCCTGACAGCCGCCAGATCTCCATTGTCACTGTGTGGAACAGATATGACATTGACGGCGACGGTGAATTGGAACTGGTAGAACTGATCTATTCTGGATCATACATTATCAGTGCCAGAGAAGTGGAGTTTATTCCTGTGGCCAACATGTGTCCCAAGCCCTTGCCAGGCAACTTCTATGGCATGAGCATTGCTGAATCAGTGATCCCCATGCAGGAGTACAACACTTCAGCAGCCCGTGCTGAAATACAACTGGGCTTGCTCACAGCCACACCGCGTATTGGTGTGAAACCAGATCGCCTGGACTTTGAAATGTTGCAGGACGGCGAATCAGCAATCTTTATCCTGGATTCAAAGTTTGATCCTGCCAAAGACATCTATCAACTGCCTCCTCCTTCAGGCAATCTGCAGTTCCTGGAAGTGGCCATGAACCGCATTCAGCAGGACACAATGGCAATGGTTGGTATGACCACTCCACAAGATGTGTTCAACCCTGAAGTCATGGCACCAGGCAATTCAGGTATCAAACTGCAGATGGCCTTGACACCAAACCAGATCATTCAAGACAACACTGTGCGTAATGCTGCTGACGGTCTGAAGGAAGCACTATGGTTGACCTGGAGAACCTTGATCCAATACGGTGATGACTACGGTGTGAAGAAACTGGCAGCCCGATATCACCCAGACCGGAAGCCAGAGTTCATTGACTACCTGGCCTGGGACGACATGAACTTCTGTGATCGCAAGCACATTCAGATTGAATTGGCCCTGGGTATGATGAGTCAAGAGAATGCCCTGGGTCGTTTGCAGATCATTCAGAAGTGTCAAACAGACTTGTACACACAAGTGCAAGGCATGGCAGCGTCTGGCACACTCACACCAGAAATCTACCAAAAGGTCAAGAAGCCTTTTGCTGATACCCTGTATGTGCTGGGTGTGAAAGACTGCGATACCTATTTGCCGTCAGATGATGAAGTTAAAACCATGATTGAGCAAGGCGAAGCCGCTGCCAAGAACCGTGAACCTTCAGCAGAAGACAAGAAACGCCTGGCTGATGCAGGACTTGCACAGGCCAAGACTGAACAGATACAAGCAGAAATGGCTGGTACTGATAGTGAAAGCCAACTGGACTACATGGCTGTGGCAGCAGGAGATCCCAAAGTCTACAGTTGATTTTTTTAGACAGGATATGATATGATACAAGAAGAAACAATTGAGAGTTTCAACACACGACTCACGGTAGACACCAGCGACATCAAACGGTTGACACCCTCACAGCGTGATACCATCAAACACTATGGATCACAAGCCGAAGCCCTGCTGAAAAACAGGGACCTGGCCATGTTTGTGCATCACTACAAGTTTGAACTGGCTGACAATCTCACCAACATCACTGGGCACACAGATGTGGACAATCGCACAAGAATTGCACAGGCCAACCACTTGAGTGGCATTGATGGCTTTGTCACAAGTCTCAAGCGAGCAGTGTATCACAAAAACAAAATCCTGGCCTGGGAAACTAAACAGCAATAATCGCACCTTTTTGCCTGGATACTATAAATAAAACACCAAGGTAATCTTCGGACCCTTGTTTTATTAGGAATTTTATGACAACTGAGATCACGCCTAATGCCCCCGCAGGCACGGCCAATGACACACCCGCAGTGTTGGAAGGAATAATTGCTGAAAAAATGGCCGCTATGCGTAACCAAATTCAGGCAACCAGACAACCCGCAACAGGAGCAGAAGCATCGGCAGATGAATCCAGCCCTGCAGTGCCACAAACACTGGAAGATGAAACCGACTATGATCAAGATGTACTTGCCACTGATGAGGACCACGCCCAGGACAACCCTGTAAGCGACCCAGACACAGAAACAACAGGTGAAGATCTCATAGACTTTATTGAATTTGCGGATACCAATCCCAATGCCAAATTCAAGTTTACCAGAAATGGTAAGGAAGTCGTGATCGACGCCAAGAAGGCAGCAGCCATCCTGGGTCAAGGAGGTGCCATACACGAAGAAGCACGCCAGTTAAAAGTGGAGCGAGCCGAGTTTGATGAGTATCTCAAAGAAAGTCGGGAACGCCAAGAAGGTTTAACTCTGGCAATGGAGTTCACAGTCCAGCCGCAACTTCAGAAAGCATATGATGAGATCTTGAAAACTCAAGGTTATCAGACTGTTTTCCAGCAACAACTTGCAGCCACGCAAGATCCAGGTGTCCGAGCCCGGATTGAAGCCAGCATGCGACAGAATGAAAGTTATATTCAGTCACAGCAAGGTGTTATTGGACAGATGAAACCCGCAGTGGACCAGTTCAGAGACATACGCCGACAACAAGTAGCGGAAGTATTAGAGCGTAATCGCAAGGGGTTTACAGATAAAGAGTTGAAAAACGAATATGTGTACAACGAACTGCGTGACAAAGTCGCAAAGATATGGCCTGAAGCCCGTGCCGAGATTATCCCAGGTATTCCCAACATTGACCTGATATCATCTGATGAGAACTTGTTGGCCCTGGTGCGTGACGGTTTGAAATACCGCAACGCAAGTAAACCCAAGTCAGCAGGTGCCAGCATAGCACAACTAACACAGCGTAGAGGCAACACCCAGGCTGGACGAAATTCAGAGGGCAGCATCCAAAAACTTCGAGAGCAAGCCAACGCCGGCGATAAAAAAGCCGGAGACAACCTCCTGGTGCAGCGACTACAACAGATACGCGGCAGCAGAGGTGGTAGATAATAGCCTAATATTCAAGGAGAATTAAAATGGCAGAAATTACAACCAGTCAAATTGGTAATGGTACCACAGCATACGGCAGTGATATTGTTGTCAAAGACTTAGACTTAGATGTATCCAATCGTGTAAAAGACGATACCCCCGTGCTCAACATGTGTATGAGCAAGAAACGCAAGGTCAATTCAACATTGCCTTTGTGGACAGATGACCTGTATCGTTTGCCTTCCGCACAAGCCGTGCAAGAAGGTGCCGCAGTCTCAACAGCCAATGCCGAAAGCAACAGCCGCTACAACTTGGGCAACTACACACAGATCTTCCAAACAACCATTGCTGCTTCTGGCACAGCCCGTGCTGTGATGCAAGCAGGTGGCGATCCTCAAGCATATCAAGAAGTCAAGCAATTGATCGAATTGATGTTCGATGTGGAAATGCAACTGGTTCGTGCTGACCAAATTGGTACACAATACAGTGGCCAAGCAGGCACAGCAATCAGCCCTGCCACTGCACAGACCGAAGGTCGTCGTATGGGTTCATTGGCTTCCTTTGCAGGTACATTGAGTTTCAACCCCAGCAACGCTGGTGCAGCCAACATCACCACCAACACCAACAATGCCAGTTCTGACTCAAGCACTGCCAATGTGGGTAACCTGTTGATCAACAGTAATGGTACACAGTTCTACACTGGCACATTTACAAACCAAGTGTTTGCACCTGTCACATACAAGCAACTTGTGACCACTGCTGAACAACGCTACAATGCAAAAATCCGTACCATGGTTGTTCCAACTTCTTTGCGTACAATGATCTCTGACACCATTGGTACTTCTAACACCAGTATCAACCGTCGTAATGTGGAGCGTGGCGACACAATCCAGACTTATGAAGGCGACTTCAGTTACACATATGAAAT